GCAAGTACGGTGTGATGCGGCGTCAGATGCCAGACTCGATCATGATGAATGAAGACATCCAGTTGACCTGTATCTTGAGGAAAGACTTGGAACGCTGTGGCCTTAAGTTTGCACCGGATGAGGTGGCGAAGTATTTCTCATTCGAACACATTGGCCCATGTCATGATGGGATGGACTTAGCCAAGATATTTGGACATCACTGCCGCTTTAGGCAGTTACTGTCCAATGGCGAGATGCTTTGGAAGCTGTCGCAAGAACAGACGAAAGAGATGTTTGGGGAAGAGGCGGTGTACAACTTGTTTGCCAAACACTACGGATACACCATTCATGCAATTTGATCGCAAGAGTTTCTATCGCTTTTGTAGCCAGTTAAGGATTGAGTCCAAAGAACAGGGCATGATTACCTTGGGCGACAGCCTGCTTGGTAGCCAGACCTACGTCATGGATGAAGTAGCAAGGGGCTTGCAAGATGACATCCACTTCTTTGTGGTGTTGAAAGGACGGCAGCTTGGAATTACTACTATTTCTCTGGCGCTTGATCTTTACTGGCACTTCATCCATCCCGGAATGCAAGGCACACTGACAACTGACACGGAAGAGAACCGGGAACAGTTTAGAAGTACGCTGGCGATGTACATGGATGGCCTGCCAAAGCAGTACAAGATTCCGCTGATGAGTCACAACCGAAATCAGTTGGTGCTGCAAAACCGAAGCCGCATGTTTTATCAGGTGGCAGGTACTCGCGCCAAAGGTGGGTTGGGTCGAGGCAAGGGCATTACCTTCTTGCATGGCACGGAAACGTCTTCATGGGGCGACGAAGAAGGCTTGGCGTCACTGCTTGCGTCCTTGGCTGAAACCAACCCGCTGCGCTACTACATGTTTGAGAGTACGGCGCGAGGCTTCAACATGTTTCACGACATGTGGACTACTGCCAAACGAGCGCGAACACAGAAAGCGATTTTCTGTGGCTGGTGGCGTAACCAACTCTATACCGCTGATCCCAAGTCGGATGTGTACAAGACCTATTGGGATGGCAAGCTCTCGCCTGAAGAGAAGGAATGGACGAAAGACATCCGCAAGATGTACAACTACGAGATCAATTCTCGACAGATTGCGTGGTGGCGCTGGAAGCTGCATGAAGGCTTGAAGGACGATGGCCTGATGTATCAGGAATTTCCACCCACAGAGGACTACGCCTTTGTGATGACGGGAACATCCTTCTTCTCTACCGCCCGGTGTACCGACGCCATGAAGCAAGCCAAGCGTGAAGCGTTCGTGTCTTATCGCTTTAGCATGGGTGCCAACTTCCAAGACACGACGTTGATCCAAAGTACCGAGCGACTAGCCACCTTAAAGATTTGGGAAGAGCCGGTGGCGAACGCTTATTACGTCATTGGCGCTGACCCGGCGTATGGATCGTCGGATTGGGCAGACAGATTCTGCATTCAGGTGTACCGCTGCTATGCCGATGGCATGGATCAGGTCGCAGAGTTTGCCACTTCCGAGTTAAATACCTTCCAGTTTGCATGGGTGATCTGCTATTTGGCAGGTGCCTATGGCAATTCGCTGCTGAACTTGGAGGTCAATGGCCCCGGTCAGGCCGTGATTAACGAGATGAGGAACCTGAGAAGGCTGGCGTCAGCCTTGCCAGCCTCAGAAGCGAGGCACCTAAACGACGTTTTGGGCAATATGCAACACTATCTGTGGCGCAGAAATGATAGTTTTGGCATATCGAACAGCATTGGATGGGTGACAACCCACTCAAGCAAAGAGCGAATGCTGAATTACCTGAAGGATTACTTTGAGCGCGGCATGTTGCGCGTGTATTCCGAGGAGTGCATCGACGAAATGAAGGGGATTGTGCGCGACGGAGGCACGATTGCCGCCACTGGAAGGTCAAAAGATGACCGTGTGATCGCGTCAGCACTGGCTGCTGCCGCTTTTGCAGAGCAATTACAACCTAGATTGATTGCAAATAGGGTAACAAGAGAGAAAAAAGAGCAACAAGACGCCGAAAGTGAGGCTGGTGGACAGATTCAGGTGCAAAAACAGGTGTCAAACTACCTAAAAGCCTTGGGTTTTTGATGATTAAGGTACTTACTATCGCTGAAATCACTCTCAGACTGCACAATATGCGGCTAAATCGCAGAAGAGGCTACTCAATGGCTGCTTTTGCGAAATTGGCGGGAGTGGACTACAGAAACATGAAAAAGGCGTTTTTTGAGCAAAAAATGCCCATTTCTGAGACTACACAGCGCCGAATCAGCAAGGCTTTGCAGGCTTTAGAGAACGGCGAGGCCGGAATGCGCATGGATATTGCAGGCCGGATGATCCTTGACTACCACCCACCTAAAGATTTTGGCAAAACCTTGCGTCGCGGGTACACCTTGGAGATGACAAACGGTAAAATCAGCTTATCGGTTAAACCTGTGAACAAGTACGATTACACAAAACCGCATTTGTTAAAGAAGTAAGGGGCTAATATGAGTGTGTTGCACGACTATAAGTGTCCGGTACATGGCTACTTCGAAAGCCGGGAAGCCGTGTGTCCTGCTGGCTGCGATGATGTGCAGTTAGTATTCTTGCAACCGGTGGGATTAAAGAGTGATTCCACCAAGCATAATGACAAAACGCTAAAACAACTTGCACTGGACTTCAAGATGAGCGATATTAAATCAACAAGAGAGGGTGAGGCGCAGCCGCCGCGCCATGCAACGCCCAATAATCCGTTCGCACCCCGGTGGGGATCGCCTGCGGAGGTGGGTAATTACAACCTGAATTCAATTGCCGGTGAAGCTGTGTCGGGAATGCAGGCGGTCAAGCAAGAGGGTACGAATTTGAGTGGCCCGAAAGTAGGGTCTTACATTGCAGACCATGAAAACTTGACGATACAGAAATGAGAATTCCTGAGAACCCGATTGATAGGCAAGCGTTCTATGTGGACATCATGCAAAAGTGCTTGGTGTCACAAGGTGAGCGTCAAGCGCAATACTCTACGTTGCGCTCTTACTATCTCTTCGGCGCTGATCAGAACTCACCACCTGCGCACTTCAATAAAATCTATCCGCACATTGATCAACTGTCTGCCTTTATGTACTCGGCAGACACAACGCGCTTCTCTATCAAGCTAGGCGCATCAGTACCGGAAGTATTCAAAAAGAAAATCCCCGCACTAACGCAAGCGCTGCACGACTACTGGATGGCAAGTAATGCAGACCAAGTGTTTGGTGCCGCTTTGAATTGGGCGTTCTGTTACAACTCCACCTTTGTCAAACTGATATGGCGCAACGGTATCCATCCGTACATGGTGGAACCGGGTGTGTTTGGTGTGCTGCGTGAAGACACACCCTACACAGACCGCCAAGAGGCAATGGTGCAAGAGTTCTACATGACAAAATCAGAACTCTACTCACGCCTATATTCGCATGAGAAGCGCGAGGAAATTCTAAGTCGTATTGCATTGGCTGAACAACAAACCAAGAAGTATCCAGAGGGTGTAGAACGTCTGGTGACTTCAGCGGTTGATCCCACAATTTACGGTAACGTGCAAATGAATCTGGCTGGCAACATGACGTACACGCCACAGATTGCAGAGCCGACGGTAAAGATGCGGGAGTTGTGGATTTATGACGATAAGCTAGATGACTATGTGTGCGTCACAATTGCTGACCCGGACATCGTGATCTATGACCGAGGATCGCAAAGCCTCTTCTTGAAAGGCGAACAGCCGTTTGTTCAGCTATGCCCTTCGCCTCAATACGATTACTACTATGGTCAATCGGAAGTGCAGCGTCTTGTGTTCCTGCAAGAGATGCGTAATAAGCGAACCGGACAGATACTTGAGTTGCTCGACAAACAAGTCAATCCACCCAAGGCATTTATCGGTTTCCAAGGCATCTTGGATGAAAAGATGTTTGCGCTTAATCGTGCCAACGGCATGGTCGCGTCTGACATGCCAAATTCTAGAGTAGAAGAGTTCACGCCAAACATCCCTAACGATCTGTTCCGCGAACTCGGTGAGATTGACGCTATGTTTGCTGAAGCGTCTGGCATTACGAGTGTGCTTTCAGGTCGCGGTGAAACTGGCGTTCGTAGCCAAGGCCATGCGTCACAACTGGCGCGACTTGGTTCTTCCCGTGCCAAGAAACGCGCATTGACCATTGAAGACAGTCTTGAGAAAATTGCAACGCTGTATCTCAAGATGATGATGGTTTATGACGATACGCGCTACCGTGATGAAGATGGCAATGAGTTTATTGCTGCCCAATTCACTGAAGATTTTGTGGTGAAGGTGGACGCGCATTCGAACAGCCCGATCTTCATGGAAGACGCAAGAGACTTGGCGTTCAACCTGTACAGTGCTGGCGCAATTGGTAAGGCCAGCTTGATTGAGATGGTCGAGCCGCCGATGAAGGATCGCTTGATTGAAGAAATTAAGGTAATGGAAGCCAACGCAGCTATGCAGCAGATGATGCAACCACCGCCGCAAGGTCAGCAACCCGCACAACAACCAGCGGCAGAACCTGAGCAACCACAACTGAGGGCCGTGTGATGGAACAAAGATCAGGCGCAATGAATTCGCAGTCAATGGTTAAAGGCGGTGATCAGCCCCGCATGACGCAAAAGGATATTGCATCGACGCGCCAACCTCCGTCGATGACTTTTAACCGTAATGCATTTCGCGGTGCTACTCGTAACCCGCAAAACCGTACAACTGGTAGGTAGCAAAACAGTACAGGGCAACATTTTGCCCCTTTTTTTAGTTGACGCAATAGTTAATTTATATCTATCGTTCGCGCAACATAGGAGTGTCAAATGGCTGTAAAAACCGATGACATGATGCAAATGCTGAAAGCCGATCAGGGCATGGGTTCTGAGCCGATGACACCGCCAGCATTTGAGCAGGAAGAGACAACTAGCCCGATGGCAAGTCCGATGAGTACACCGGAGCCTAAGCGCGGCGAAGAAGAGGCAGCACGTTTGAATGTCATGATGGCGCTGGACATGTTGCAGCAGGCAATGGGCGTCTTTCAAATGGGTTCAGAGGAAGCCAAAACAATTGAGAAGGTGATCGCGGAAATTACGCGCCGCTTTGGTGAGCGTGAGTCAGACAGCCGCCGCTTGATGCCTTCCGAAATTATCCAAATGATTCAATCTCTGCCACAGGCGGGTGGCGCTACGCCGGGTCAGAGAGAAGCAATGTCAGCGCCTATCGCGGGAACTACCGCACCACCACTTCCCATTTAAGGAGTCATCATGGAACTTTTCAAACCTAAGGGTGCAATGTCGGTGCGCCGCCCGACTGACAACTCGCAAATGAACGGTCAGATTTACAACACCCCACGCTTCGCAGAAATGGGTGGCTTGTCGAACCCGACTAAAACCGGTAAGCGCAATGCCATGACCATGAGCAAGCCGGGTGACACCAAAAAAGTTTATTGATTAAGAAGAGGGGCTAATTATGAGTCTGGAAAATTACTCGCCTGAAGCGATTGAGGAACTGGCAGCGCTGTCAAAGCGTCTGTCCGAGAACCCCAAAACGCGCAAGTCGTTTCTACGTTTGGCAAAAGAAGTCAATCCTGACATCCCAATGCCAGAACTAGAGATGGAAGAGATGGTCAACGAGCGTACAAGTGCTGCTGAAAAGCGTGTGGCTGACCTCGAAAACCAACTTCGCGCTCAACAAGTGCGTGACGAATTGAATCGTCGCCGCAATAGGTTGAAGGAATCAGGTTTTGCACAGACTGATGATGACATCCTCGAAATCGAGAAGCTGATGACTGAGAAAGGTATCGCTAATCATGAGACTGCTGCGGATTACTGGCGTCACATGAAGCAAGCTGCGGTGCCAACCCCCGGTTATCCGCAACCCGTTATGTCCAGAATGGACGTAAAGGGTTATATGAAGAATCCAGTTGCTGCTGCGCGTGAAAATGCAGCCGCTGCTTTGGCAGAACTTCGAAAGAATCCAAAGCCGATTGGTTTGTAAGGGGCTATTTTTTAAACTTCGGAGGTAAATTATGCCTATTGGTGGCGGCATTCTTCCGGCTTCGGGTACTAATCAGTACAACGAGTTGACCTACGTCACTCGTCGGGCATTTATCCCGAAGTTGGTCGT